TCAGGCCTTGCATCAACTCTTGGCATACCTAACTGCCACTGCACACCTATACCATCACTTTCAATTTTAAAATTCATTTGTCGACCCCGTGCCCTAACATAAACTTGGTTAGTATACTGGTCAATAATTGCAGTTGACGTTGCAGGAGCAGTCGCAGTTACAACATCTCTTGCTAGTGTAGAACCCGCTACATCTGTTGTAGCTGCTGTAGCACCTGGGAAGTTTCTAACCCCTACTGTAATGGTAGCTTCAGGTGTTAAAACAGCGCCTGTCACAGAGTTATTTAAATCAGAATCAGTAAAGTCAACATCTGGAATAATACGACGTGTTAACATAAACTGATCGCCATCACCAATATCTATATCAGCAGACTGAATATAAGCACTAATACCTACAGGTGCAGCGCCCAATGGTTGCCCGTCGTCATTACCTTTTTCATGACTATACATCCATCCATCATTAAGTCCTGTTGGGTGGTCAGCAATCGTAGCATCAATCCATGCTGTACGCTCTAATGAGCCATAATACCAAATTTGGTCTTGATAATTGTAAATAACATAACTATCAATATCTGTAACACCAGAATTACCCGACATATAGAACCAAACAACTTCGTTAAATTCACGGTTTGTGCCCGCAAAGAAAATACTTGCTTGTTCTCTTGTAATATTGTCAAATACATGACGTTTGAGTGTACAAGGCAATGTATCTACACGACCAGAGTAAACAAAGAACTTATCGTTACCCATCCAGAACACCATGTTATTTGCTTCTGCTACAACTTTAGGGCCCATAATACTGATAGATGCAGATAATTCTTGCAAGCCAAACACTTCTTGTGTACCTAAAAACTGAATAGAAGTTAGTGAATAGTCTGTCCATACTAGGGTTTCTTGTCGGGTATTAATTGCTGCAATAATTTCAGAACCCGATTTAATCCGTAAAAAGCCTGCAGTATTGGTAGCCGTCGGTTGCCATTTTTCAGGTTCAGGACCTACCGTTGCATCTACATTAGACCAACGAATCATAAGTGGGTCATAGTTACCTAAATAGTCAGGAGAAGCAGCTCCAGCATCATACTCAGTACAACCCATAGCAAACAAATGACCTGTTGGTGCAAATAATATTAAGTTAACTTGTTGTGGAACAGCTACTGCTCCTGCTATAGAACTTAATTTTACTGCTCGATTACTAAAACTATTATTGTAAACCCAGTAGTATATAAAAGAACCTTTAACATTAAAGATTAAATCATTATTAAAATTATCTTGGAATATTGTTCGTGGCTGTAAATAAATAGGTAGTGTCGAACCTGAACCCCATGTACCTCTACCCCAAGTACCTGTACCCCAACCATAACCTAGTGTAGCAACACCATAACCTGTATTCCATTGAAACGCTGCACTAATCGCTGTACCACCCCCCGCAGCTACAACAGAGGTAGACGCAGTTGTTACTGTAATGGTAAATGTATTTGCATCAACATAAGTTATTACATGTTCAGCGTTAAGTTCACTTGCAGGTACACCACCTACAGGGCCTGTCGCACCACTAAAAGTTACATAGTCACCATCAACAGCGCCATGTCCTGTAATATTAACAGTGACTGTTGTAGTTGAGCCATCTGTTTGAAAGCAATTATCTGTTGTAGGTGTCGTTAATGTAGCTCTAATAGGTGTTACATCATAAACTGTCGTACCCGCAGCTACATGCATTTTTAAGTTAGTACCAATACCAAATATGCTATCGCCTGTGAGTGTATTATAAGAATATAAACTGCGCCCATCACCAACGTATTGGTTAAAGTTTTGAACTTCCCAACCGCCTATCTTTTCTGGAAAGCCTTGACGAAAGCGAATCTTATCGCATGCATACCAACCACCTTCTTGTGAGTAATTAGTTTTATCCTTGTTGATTCCTGGTTGAAATATTAATTTAGTTAAAGGCATCTTTATTTTCTCGCATTAATAGTGCATGTTCTGCAAATCTTCGTCTAACTAGACCTTTTAGTATGCGACCACCAGCTCGTCGATATTTTAGAAGAACTTCTCCAGCCCTCTTTTTATCACCACGTTTAAAAGCTGACCGCACCGTTGATCGCTGAAATGTCCCCAAACCAAGATTAAAGCTAAAACTGACAAGAGCATCAAACTCAGATTGACTTGGTTGCACAGGATGTAACAAACGAAGTACTCCATTTTCAAATTTTAATAAGTCTTTTCGTAGTAAATCATTGATTTCATCGTCTCCCATTGAGCGATTCCAACTATCAGGGAGCTCAAAATCACGAGTGATAAGATGACCAACACCGACAGTCCAATACCCTGCAGGGCACCTGTAAGGTTTTTTAACAACGCCTTCAAAGGCTTTGATAAGCGCAATTCCTTCCTCCGATGTTTTCATCAATCATCCTTATTTCTTTTCCCACGTTCTGCTTCCAAACCAGAAGCCTATGATAGAAGCTACGATAGCCATTTCTTCTTCACTGAATACAATGTTCATTGCAGTTACAAAATCTGTTCCACTTTTTATCGCCCAAATCATTCCGGTAATATCAACAAATAAGAGAAGAGCAATAAAAATATAGGTGATAATGGGGCGAACACTAGCACGGAGATTAATAACCCAAGGAGACGCGCCGTTCGAGAGTTTTTCATCATGCTTGTAAAGCGCGAGTCGCTCTTGAGCGTACGTGTCCATCTCGACTTGGTCAGTTTTAAGTTCTTCAATTTTTTCTTGTGAGGCATAACCTGCTTTAGCCAATTCCATAGCTCTCCGCATTTCAATTTCTGCCATCTCACGTTCATGTTTTTGGTCACCCTTTTGCTTAAAAAAATCTAATACACTAGGTAATCCCGATGTAGCAAACCCTAATATCGCCGATAAAATACTTAACATAGTTTCTCCTATTTAAAATAAGGTCCTACCATCCATGTCACCACAGAATATCTAACCCCTTTTGTTACTGGCTCTACGCCATGCACCATGTATGAAGGAAATACTAGCACAGTTCCAGCTTGTTGTGGAGGATAAAATGGTGTTCCCCCTACATTGAGAAAAAATTTTCCACCTTCAAAATCATCATTCAAAAAAGCCAAAGCCGTAAGTTTCCTAGTCTCATCGGTGTGCATGTGAAATGTATCAACGTGCGGATTGTAATGTCCGTCTGGTTCATACATTAAAAACTCTGTTTGATTACTATGTGTAATGTTATATTGCCACCAATAGTGATTAGCATTAAGTGCGGTTGAGGTTAGTATGCCGCCAATGCCTTGGTTCTGTGGCAACATCAAACGCTTAACATCACGTATATCTTTATCAACTGTGCCTTCATCTCCACTACCACCAATAACAGGGTCAAGTTTGTCATGTTCTTCTTTACTGTATTCAGTAATCATATTCTGACAGAATGATGTGGTTAGATGTGATTCAAATACAGCACAATCTGTTAATACACGCTGAGTTTGTTGATGTGCTTTAGGCTTACCTAATGCTTCTCTACCATCATACTTCTCATCTTTGTGTGACCCATTAGCATCTACATAATGTAAGAATACTTGTGCTTGCCATTCACCTTGAGTGTATTCACCACGCCAATGCTCTACTTCTTGTCCACGATATAAAACAGCGTCGCCTACTTTCATATTGACTGCATGCCCATCCATAAAGATAGGCCATACCTTACCATCAAAGCCTAGCGTAACTGTTGCACTAATCTCACAAGCTGGTCGATCAGTATGCTTTTTTAATTCCTCACCTGGAGCATACAACCTAGCGTACGAATAAGTGGGTAATAACTTGAGTCCACTTGCCATTTCAAAGTGAGGTAATAAATCTTCTAATAACTTGTCAAATGTTTGATGCCCATGCACGGCTTGTGACTTTGGACATTGACTATCTTTTTCTGTTAAGCCATCCTTAACAGCTTGCTTTAGTATTTGTGTCAGCTCTGCACAATTCTGATCATCTAAAAAATCTTTTAGGTGAATATACTTCTTCTCTTTAAATACCCCGGCTGTGTGTGTCAATTTTTCCCTTTCTAATTATTCTGGTGGATTTGCTGGTTCAGGTACGTTTAGTATTCTACTATCACTACACCTGCTGCTCCGTTACCTCTATTTGGCGCTGGAGTTGGATTTCCAACCCCATACATATTACATGAACCTCCATTACCATAATTTGAGCCTACTTGTCCTATAGCATCAGCAGTAGGCAGACCTGTACCGCTAGCTGGTGTTTTTACCATAATGTTTTCTCCTCCTATTCCTTGGTTTTCACCAAAGTAAGAAGCCCCTCCTTTTCCTTTTACAACCATTTGAAGGGGTCCTACATAAGGAGGTCTTCCATATCCACCGACCCCACCTGTAAGGTTAATTGTGCCTCCAGAACCAGCTCCTCCAGCGCCGCCAGCAGCGAAAGGACTAGGTGACCCAGAACCACCTCCACCACCAGTAGCAGAACAATAAGCACCAAATGATGAAGTTCCACCAGCAGCTCCTGGACAAGTTGCATCAGGATAAAGATTACCTCCTTGTCCTCCTGCACCAATAGTAACTGGAACAGGTGAAGTAGGTATAGTTAAAACCTCAATAGCGGTGCCACCACCACCGCCGCCGCCGCCGCCATTAATTCCTCCAGCAGGGTAACCATGTGCCCCACCACCACCTGCGCCAACAACAGTAACTTTTACTTTAGTTACAGAACCAGGATTAGTCCATGTGCTAGTAGAAGTTATAACATCCATATTAGAGAATCCACCGCCGCCAGTAGAAGCGATAGTAATTGAACCTGCACCATTAGTAACTGCTATACCTGAGCCAGCAGTTAGTGTAGCTTTAGTTAATGTATTGCCAGTAGTGTTACCAATAAGAAGTTGCCCATTAGTATATGATGTTTGACCTGTGCCACCCTTGCTCACAGCAACTGTACCTAGTGTAGTTGTAATAGATGTTGTGCCTGAACCTGTAACATCGCCTGAAAGTGTAACAGTTTCATTGCCTGTAATAAAACCTGAATTATTGGTGAGTGTTGATATGTTGTCTCCTGGTTGCAATGCTGAATCAGCAGTTGTTCCTTGAGCAGCAGTTGCATAATCTGTAGAAGCTGTAGTAGCAGCTGTGCCTAACCCTAAACTAGTTCTTGCAGTGGCGCCTGACTCCACAACCCAACCGGTAGCACTACCAACAATAAAGTTCCCATCAGCTGACGATAGTCCAGCGAGTGTAGTTAGATCAGCATCATAAGCTTGAACTGTTGAACCTATATTAGTAGTATAAACTCCGTTTGTTACAGTTCCTGCGTTACCTGATACATCGCCTGTTACATTACCTGTTAATGCCCCTGCAAACGCTGTAGCAGTGACTGTGCCTACTACATCAAGTGCTGTTGTTGGGTTTGTTTTGCCAATACCTACTCGGTTGTTAGTAGAGTCAACATGAAGTGTATTAGTATCAACAGTAAAGTCACCATCAAATGTAACTGCACCTGTGTAGGCCGTTGTTAAGATTGTGCCGGTGACTGCTGGAAGCGATATGGTATTAGACCCTGCAACTGCGGGTGCAGAGAGGGTTATGGTTCCGCTGGTATCGCCTGCTATAACTATTGAACTCATTTGTTACTCCTATTTATTATTCTGGTGGGCTGTCTGCTTCTACCCAGTTAGTTATATCTTCATCCCATGTGTATATCTTTTCATCTGTTGGCATAGGCACAGGAGCTTCCCATGTCCATGTAGTTTCATTTAGTGTCCATGATGGATAAGGTTGTGGTGCGTAGAATACATCGTTAGTTGCGTCATAGGTATAACCAATACCAGCATAATTACCTCGTAGTGGTCTGCCTTCTGGATGTTGATTACCATGTGTATTGTAAGATGTTTGTATCCATTCGCCTGGACTAGAGTCTACGAAGGTTTCAAAGAAGTCTGCTTCAGCGACTATGACCTGTTCTACTAATCCGTTATTTACTTTTGCGTAGTGTGACATATATATTCTCCTTAAGCTGTATAAGTTCCTGATGATGTAAATTTAATTATAGTGTTAGCACCTGATGTAGTAACTGTAGGGCTCCCTGTTGTAGTTCCTGTGTATTTAGCGGTAGGAACACTTAATATTACTACTCCAGAGCTACCATTTCCTCCGTTACCGTTCTGTCCACCACCGCCGCCGCCAGAGCCTCTATTTGCTGTCGCATGAGAAGCACTTGCCCCTGTTGTTCCATTTGTTGCTCCACCGCCACCATTTGTTCCTCCAGTTCCAGCGTTCCAACTAGCTCCACCACCACCACCGCAATAAGCAATACTAGTTCCTGTTATTGAACTATTAAATGATGCTCCTCCATTTCCACCAGCAGCATAAGCTGAATCTGACCCAGCAGATGTTTTTCCACCACCACCTCCGCCAGCAGGTTGATAAGAACTACCCCAACCACGACCACCAGCAAACCCTACTCCAGAAGTTCCTGTTCCTCCAAAACCACCAGCACTACCATTGCCTTGACCACCAGCAGTAGAACCTGACCCACCACCACCAGATGCCCCATTATCCCCTGTAAATGGTGAAAGAGTACCGCTACCTCCACCACCTCCTGCTTGTGTTATAGTTGTAATTCCAGTTCCTGAAAATGTAGTTGTTCCTCCAGTTCCACCCTTTACGGAATAACTAGTGCTTCCAGCTCCACCAGCAGCAATAGTAGCTGTATATACAGTTCCAGGAAATAAATTTAATGACCCCTCTTCATTTCCACCTGCACCGCCGCCACCACCTGCACCTCTACCTCCGCCACCGCCGCCACCACCTAATACTAAATAATCTGTTGGAACAACATATGGACCAACTGTGAATGGTTGCCAACTACCTGCTCTGTATGTTTCCACTTCAGATTCAGTAGTGTTATATCTAATCATGCCAGTTGATGGACTTACTGGTCTTTGTGCTGTTGTACCAGACGGTACATCAAAATAACCAGTAGACGTTGTTGGGGTATCATACGCTGCTCCGCCTACATCAGCCCATGTCATTGTACCGTCACCATCTGATGTTAAAGCCTGCCCTGCTGTACCGTTACCAGATACATTAAGTTCACTAGCTCCAACTGCATTGGCTGCAATATTAGTAGCAAAAGATAAGTTTGCACTACCATTAAATGTGCCAGATGTACCTGTTACATCACCTGTAAGTGCAATAGTTCTTCCTGTTTGTAATGTTGTAGCAGTCGCTGCATTGCCTGTACATGATGCAGACGAGCCTGTGGTTGAACTTGATGTAGTTGCATTACCTGATAGTGCTGCGGTAATTGTTCCTGCACTAAAGTTACCTGAAGCATCACGCTTAACAATAGTACTTGCAGTATTTGCATTAGTTGCATCAGATATGTTAGCAGAAGTATGATTGTGTGAATTGTCTGCTACTGTAACAGTAATTGCAGTTGTACCAGAACCTGATGCGTCACCTGATAATGTAATTGTTTGATTGCCTGTAATATAGCCAGAATCATTAGTAAGGTCTGATATATTATCACTTGGTTGTACTGCAGAGTCTGCTAATGAACCTTGAGCGGCTGTAGCGTAGTCAGTAGAAGCTGTAGTGGCAGCTGTGCCTAAACCCAAACTGGTTCTGGCTGTAGCTCCACTTTCAACAACCCAACCTGTTGCGCTTCCTACGATAAAATTACTGTCTGCAGATGATAATCCAGCAAGTGTAGTTAGGTCTGCATCATAGGCTTGTACTGTTGATCCTATATCAGTTGTATAAACTCCATTAGTAACGGTACCCGCATTACCAGATACATCGCCTGTAACGTTGCCTGTGAGAGGCCCACTAAATGCTGTAGCTGTTGCCGTACCAACAACTTGAAGTGTTGTGCTTGGAGATGCAGTACCAATACCTACTTTGTTATTAGCAGAGTCAACGACGAGCGTAGTGGTATCCGCGGTTAAATCAGTCGTAGTAAGACTTGTCAAGCCAGTAATAGTTACTGAGCTTAACGTAGATAACCCGGTTATGGTTCCGTCGCCGTTGAGTGATACTGCCATTTAAGTCTCCTAAGTTTTAGCAGGTTCTTTTGCTTTTTCTTTTGTTTCTGCTAATGATTGTTTTAACATTTTAATAAAAGCATCTTTTCCTACTGTTAGTTGGTCTAAGTTAAACCTAGTCCCTTTAATTTTCTTTTCTAAATCAGCAACGTGGTTAAGCACTGTTTGCTGTTCTACTGTCATATTTTCTAATATATGATCTTCACCATCTATTGTGATGGTTGTTTTTTTGTCTTCTGCCATTTTTTTCTCCTTTTTAAGCAGTTAATAAAACTTTTTATTCTGGTGGGCTGTCTGGCATAGGTTCACTAGCTGGTTTTATATAACAAACCCCATCTTTATAATACCACTCATCTGCTACACAATCATCTGCACAATCTACCCATATTAATGTTTGATATACTTCAAAAGTAGCATCATCTGCAACTACTTCTGCGACACGTTGAGTGTCTTCTATTGTACTGTAGGTAGGATCATATTCTTGTGTTTCTGCATTCCATGTCCACGCAGTTACCCAACTAACGTTGTTTATACATGTTGTATCAATTAATGCTTTCATTTATTGCTCCTAAAATTAATATTCTACTAATATTACTCCTGGTGCGCCAGCAGTAGGGTATGAGCCCGCAGTAGGTCTAGGTGAACCATTGGCTTTACCACCATTACCATAAAGGCCACCAGGTGAACCATTATATAAATAAGCAGGGCCGAATTTGTCGCCATTCAGACCTTGATTACTATTTGGAGTAGAATAACCGCCAAATATACTTGCCCCACCAGCTCCAATACCAGTTAATGACGTGGGAGTAGGGCCAGGACTACTATATCCTGGATGACCTGGTCGTCCTGTAAAATTTAATAATCCACCTGATCCAGTACCACCCTCTCCACCAATACCTTCAGTTGTAGCTGGAGTTGACTGCGTTCCACGAACACCGCCAGTAGCAGAACAATAAGCACCAAAAGAAGAAGTGCTGCCTGGAGTTCCTAGCCAAGGACTAGGATAAGGAATTGGGGCTGTTGTGCCACCTGCCCCAATAGTAACAGGAACGGGTGATGTAGGAATATTTATATATTCTATGGCGTGACCGCCAGCACCGCCACCGCCACCATTAGAAACATCACCAGGAGCGCCATAAGCAGATGCACCCGCCCCGCCCCCACCGACAACAGTAACCTTAACCTTAGTAACAGAACCAGGATTAGTCCAAGTTCCAGAAGCAGTAATAATATCCACATTAGAAAAACCACCCCCAGCACTAATACCTGTTAAACCAGAACCATCACCACTGAATGCTGTTGCCGTAACTGTACCACTAACTTCTAATGCTGTACTAGGACTACTTGTACCAATACCTACATTACCACTAGAGTCGATACGCATGCGTTCTGCACTTGCATTTCTATCTCTAAATGTTAAGTATCCTCCACCAGCACTACCATCACCCCAAACAAGAGAACCATTTAAATCACTTAATTTTAAAGCTGCTATACCACTAGTACCAAGATTGCTAACAGTTAATCCAACATCAATATCTAATTGTGGGTTAGCAGTATTATTTGAATAAGCTACGCTTAAAGGAGCATTAGGACTACTAGTACCAATACCTACATTACCAGTAGAGGTGATACGCATTGCTTCTGTGCTATTAGTTTCAAATGCTAAAGAATTATCTGCATTTCTGTGTCGAATAGCGGTAATGTCTGGGTCATCAGCGTCTCCAAATGTTATTACTGACTGCCCAGTAGACCCAGTAGACCCAGATAATATATTTAAATGAGTACTACTTCCAGACGCTCCAGTGGATTGTAGACTTAATGCTGTAGAAGCATCTATACCTGATATTGTTGTTCCATTTCTTTGTATAGTTAAAGGAGCACTAGGACTACTCGTACCAATACCTACATTATTATTAGCAGAGTCTACATAAAGCGTATTTGTGTCTACAGTGAGGTCAGCATTAATCGTTTGATTAGCAGTGAATGTATTAGCCACATCGTTTTTGGTTGTATCGGCATCGTATGCTTGAACTGTTGAGCCAATGTCACTAGATTGTAAGGCAGAGTCTGCTAATGAACCTTGAGCGGCTGTAGCGTAGTCAGTAGAAGCTGTAGTGGCAGCTGTGCCTAACCCTAATGATGTTCTAGCGGTTGCACCTGATTCTACTACCCAACCAGTAGCACTCCCTACTATGAAGTTTCCATCTGCTGAAGATAAACCACCAAGCGTTGTTAAGTCTGCATCGTATGCCTGTACGGTTGAACCTATATCTCCAGGTTGTAGAGCTGAATCAGCAGTTGATCCTTGAGCGGCTGTAGCGTAGTCGGTAGATGCGGTAGTTGCTGCAGTTCCTAAACCTAATGATGTTCTAGCTGTAGCTCCACTTTCAACAACCCAACCGGTAGCACTTCCGACAATAAAGTTTCCATCGGCTGACGATAGTCCAGCGAGTGTAGTTAGATCAGCATCATAAGCTTGAACAGTAGAACCAATGTCACTAGATTGTAAGGCAGAATCTGCTAATGAACCTTGAGCAGCAGTCGCATAATCTGTAGAAGCTGTAGTGGCTGCAGTTCCTAAACCTAATGTTGTTCTTTGTGCTGCAGCATCTGCATCATCTAATATAGCTCGCCCAGCAGCGGTTAAATCTGTTACTGCATACGTATCTGACGCAGTTGCATAAATCATTTTATTTGCGGCGGTTGTAAGTCCTGCAATACTTGTTAAACCTGCATCATAAGCTTGAACTGTTGATCCTATATCAGTATCTACAACAACATCAGAACCACCTACTTGAAGGCTTCCAGCATCAAATGTGCCGGTAACACTAAAACCAGAAGAAGTTACAGTGGCTATCGTAGTGCCGTCTGATTGAAACGAAAACGATCCGCTTGCATCGGCTGTAGTTTCTAGTCCGCCTATCCCTGTTGTTAAAGCATTAATTGTAATTGCCATTTAGTTACGCTCCATCATTCAGTGAGCCTACATTAGCAGGCTGGTCTGGTAGCCAATCTGTAAATTGTAATCGTTGTGTAGGCATATTAAGTCTTCATTATGTATGCAAGAGCATAGTAAGGAGGTAAATTAGCATTAGTCCCACTAGAGCCTGCTGAAGCAATACTTATGCCAGTTGTTGCGGAAGCTGACGTTCCCGTGACTGACGTTGCTGTTTGAATAGTACTCCTAAATACAGCTCCATTAGTTGAATTTTGAGCAGCATCACCACCTGTATTAATTTGATAACTACCAGCACCATGAGTATGTCCAGAATCAGTTAATGTATGCGTATGGCTAACAGTAATAGCATCTGCACTACCACCTGTTGCATCTACTGCATAAGTGCTACCTGCACCTACTACAAATCTATCTCTTAAATCAGGAGTGCCACTTGTTCCATCACACAATGCCCAACCACTAGGTATAGTTCCTGTAGAACCTGACCACAACATAATCATGCCAGATACAAATGCCGTTAGTGTAGTCCATGTAGGAGTATTGCCTGCTCCTGCTGAGGTTAAAAACTGTCCTGCTGTACCCGCTGCACCATCTAATGTAAGTCCTCCAGTGACTGCTAGTGTACCTGATGAGGTTGCTGTGCCTGAAGCAGTAAAGTTTGTAGTGGTTAAATTAGATAGCCCAGTAGCAGATCCACCAGAAATAGAAACGGAAGTACCGTTTTGTGTGGCCATCGTGCCTAAACCTAAATTAGTTCTAGCAGTCGCTGCATCAGAAGCACCGGTACCACCATCCGCTACAGCTAAATCAGTTGATAAAGTTAAAGAAGATAAGTGTGTTGTGGCATCAACAACATTAGTGCCATCATTAAATAACACCATTGTTTTACCTGCTGGAACAGCAATCCCTGTACCTGTTGAGTTTTTAACTGTACAAGCATCAGCAAGACCATTATTAACTATGTATTGTTTTTCAATTGCTGGAACAGTAAGAACTCTAGCACCGCCTGACGTGCCTGTTAAATTAAGTCGTAAGTTTCGTGCTGTTTGAGAGGCATTGGTATTTGATAAAGAAATAGTGACATCACCACTTGAGAATGCAACGTTAGCAGAGCCTGTAATAGCTTCTTCAACTGCCGTACCTAAGTTAGTATTTGTAGTCGTACCCCAGGTACCGGACTGTTCTCCTGTAGCAACAAGTTCTATTTTTAAATTTGAATAAGTACTAGGCATAATTTAATCCTTTAATTATCATTATTTTAACTTGATTCTCCGCCCATTGGAAGACTCGTTACATAGACTGTAATGTGTTTTTTTTCATTCCAAGGTTCTCCACAATCAGAACATGTACCAGAATTATATTCTTCTGCATCAACTTCCATACTACAATTTGCACACTCTAAATAAGTTTCATATTTATTAACGACGGTTCCGTCTTCTAAAGTTTTTGCTTCTACTATCATATTATCTCCTTATGCGGCTATATCTAGCCAGTTTGGTGTTTGTGACGTATTCACATCTGACCAGCTGTTTGTTTGTGAGTCATTAATATCAACCCATCCAGCACTTTGGCTATCGTCAATATCAGTCCACACTAACACTGTATTTAAATTAACTACCCCAACAACACCTGTAACATTTACGATAGCATTACTGGTTACGGATACAGTTCCTATAACACCACTAGCAGTTACTTCAGTAACACTTACAATAGCATCGCCGGTAACTGTTTCTTCACCAAGAACACCTTCAGCTGTAACCCCTGTTAAAGTTACACTTGCATCACCTGTGACTGTCTCTTCGCCAAGTGTGCCTTCAGCTGTAACGCCTGTAACATCTACAGTAGTTATTACTTCTACTGTTACATCACCTACATCACCTTCAGCTGTAACTCCTGTTAAAGTTACACTTGCATCCCCTGTGACTGTCTCTTCACCGAGTGTGCCTTCAGCTGTAACTCCAGTGACACTTACAGTAGCGCCTGCTGTTATGGTTACATCATCGATAACGCCTTCAGCAGTAACTCCAGTAACACTTACAGTAGCATCACCAGAAACAGTTTCTTCGCCTAGGGTTCCTTCAGCTGTAACGCCGGTAACATCTACAGTAGCGCCTGCTGTTATGGTTACATCATCAATAACGCCTTCAGCTGTAACGCCAGTAACATCTACAGTAGCCCCACCAGAAATAGTCTCTTCGCCTAGTGTGCCTTCAGCAGTTACTCCAGTAACACTTACAGTAGCACTACCAGAAACAGTGGCTGTGCCTATATCACCTTCAGCAGTAACTCCTGTTACAGGAATACCAACTTCTACTTCTACATCGCCTAGTACACCTTCGGCAGTTACTCCAGTTAAAGTGACGCTTGCATCGCCAGTGATGGTTACATCATCAATAACACCTTCGGCAGTTACTCCAGTTAAAGTGACGCTTGCATCGCCAGTGATGGTTACATCATCAATAACACCTTCGGCAGTTACTCCAGTTAAAGTGACGCTTGCATCACCTGTGACTGTCTCTTCGCCAAGTGTGCCTTCAGCGGTCACTCCGGTGACACTTACAGTAGCACTTGCTGTTATAGTTACACTATCTAATACACCTTCAGCCGTAACGCCGGTAACCGCTACAATAGCACCAGCAGATACTGTTTCTTCTCCTAATACACCTTCAGCCGTAACGCCAGTAACAGCGACCTCAACTGATGTTCCCCCTAGTGAGGAAAACGGGGCACTAGAAAAAGGGCTGTCTGAAAACATTTAGAGCACCAGCCATCTTGATCCTGTTGGAATGGTAACTGTAACGCCTGAAGTTACAGTCATGGGGCCTGTGCTCGTTGCATTATATCCAGTAGGAATTGTATAGTCTGAGCCTACTGTTTTATTATTAACAAATAATCCGTTTGAAGCTGTCATTTCTTGTCCAGTGATTTCACCAGACACATCAACATCTCCGTTGCTATCAGAATACACGGATTTACCTGCAGGATACACACAAAAAACATCTTTAGTGCCCGCAGAAAAATTAACTAAACTACCAGAGTTAGAGGAAGCTAGGACTGTATCACGAGATAAAGTAGTACCTGATGCCGTATATTGACCTAGACCTACTTCCCACTCATCTCCATTTGATAGAGCTATCGTGTAATACGTAGTATTACCGTCGCCTATGGCTGAAAAAGATTGAAAATCTGTAACGGCGCCAGCAAGCGTAATGGTAGTAGTACCAGTCGAAGTTGTGGTCTCTTTTACTCTGTCTTTTAAAACAAGAGCCATATTAACCTCCTATTATGGAGCAGTTATTCTAATAATAGCGCTTGTAGCATCAGCAGTTGGGAAGTTAATTGTAAATGTTCCCGATGTTGATGTTTTGTCTCCACCAAAGTCTAAAACTGCTACAGATTTATTACTATTAGAAGAGTTATAAATTAATGCTCCTCGTGCTGTAATAGTTGCACTAGACCATGACGTATTACTAAATCCTAGAAAAGCTGTTGTTGAACTAGACTGAGGTATTGTACCAACAGTAAGTGTATTACCGCCTGTAGTGTAGTTTGTACCTGTACTTGTAACTTCATTAGTATCTGTAGGATCTGCTGTGCCATCTGATGGGGCTGTATATGCTGTTGTACTATCACCTAATGTTGCTGACGATGTATACAAAGCTATTTTAAATGTATCTTGTGTGTTAGAACTTAAAGCTCTATTGGTCGTATTAAAGTTGTGTCCCCCACTTAAGATATCCACTTTAAACGACGTACACATTGCTTGTGAAATTGCCATTTTAATTCTCCAATAGTTTAATTATTTCTGAATGTCCTGCTTCTCGCAATCTATTCGCTAATGTTACGCGGTCAGACTCTACCGCTGATTTTAGAGCTTCTACCAAAACCTTTCTGATATAGTCTCTAAAAGCTTCTGCTTGATCCCTAATTAAAGGGTTTGCATCTTTACTTACATACATGATTTTGCTTAATGCAAACTCTGCTATTTCTTCGGGCGTATGGCCTCGACCATGCGTTGTATGTACTTCATAATTCATTAATCCATCAATATTCATACCTCTCCTTTCTTATTGAACAGGGTATCGAGCCTGTCCAGTTCTATATGCATCTGTTCTGTCTTTACCATCGCCTAGTTGTTTAAGCATTGATAAAGCATCTGTATAACGTTGATTATAATTAGCTAAAATATCAGCTTCTTCTTTCATGTAAGTAGCCGCTTCCAAAAGAGTTCCATATAGTAAAGCACTACTAAAATTGTTCCCAAGCCAAGTAGTCCCAGCAGTAACAATAGAAGGGGGATAATAAAAAAAGTGCAGCTCAACAGTATAATTATCGTCTGGCGTAGGCCCGAGAATAAATGTGTTATCATCGAAAATACCATAGTATTTAGGTTTCCCATAAAAAGCAGCGTCCGTATCAGGAAAAGATTCCCTTATAAAATTAACATCTTTATTTAAAAGATAAGTGTATTCATTGTTGCTATCAATCACAGCTAAACTATAAGTTGCAAGCCAATCAGAAGGCGTAGTTAAATATTTATTACCTGTTGTCGTTGTGCCTACTTGATTACGTCGTAAGTCTGGAATCTGCACTGTATTATAAATGCGTTCTTCCGCTTGTTTAATAAACGTATCAATATCAGTTGTACTAAACTGGTTCTCAGTATAGCTTTGTACTTCAGCTACGAGTTGTGCATATGTTAAAGCCGCCATTGTTTATCCTTATGCCATAGGCCCACGAGCCATTGTACCTTTTGTAGCAGCGCCTGTACCTCTGATTTTAACACCAGATGTTTTGACATCCTTTTCAGGATAGCCATTTGAATTAACTGCGGGTCCTGGTTGAGGCTGTTTATAACTTGGTTTACATCCTTTTCTATCGTTGTTCATATTATACTCCTAAGTAGTTGTTACTGTAACAGTTCCTATTGCCCCTGTCGCTTCTAAATTATCTTCTAGTCCTGTTAATTGCAATGAATTATTAAGTCCTACTGGATCCCAACCCCACTGATAGTTACGCGAATCCACTAAATTTGTATCAGGTCTTGGATCTTGCACTGCCTGCGGATCATCAACAGGATACATACCCTGCATATTTTGTGGGTGATCTGGTTCCCAACAATTTTTACAAACTTTTATGTGAGTATCTGTAGTTCTAACATATAAAGACTTTAACTCTTTTAATTTATATTGAAACCCACATCTATCACAATCTGCGATTGCATGTTTGCCAGAGGTATATCGTCTACCCATGTTTGCCCCTATATATGCTGATACCTAGGTGCGAGTCTTAAATCAGCTTTTTCTCTATCTTCAGTAGATGCTAACATCCATTGTTCTTCATACTCTTGTTTTAACATTTGCATTCTATCTACTGCACCTGGTATTTTTAAACTTAAATAATACGCTAATCCTGCAACTAAACAAGGGTAAAACCTAAATGGTATTTCTTGCGTATTAACACCGTTACCTGCATCATCTAATCTTTTTAGTTTCCAATACACAAACGTGTAATTGTTTGTATCAGGTACAGGCCATACATTAATAGTAGGTTGAGTTACTTGTCTGTTTACCCACACCTGTATTGGTTTGCCTGTGCTATTTTTATTTGGAATTAATCCCCATGTAGGAGCTGAGATTCGATTAATATTAATATCGTTTTGAGTAGTACCTGAACCTGTCCTAATAACTTGTTCAATAATATCAATGGTGTCAGTAGGTAGATTATAAGTTGCAGTACCCGAGACTAAACTAACTGTGCCTTCTTCGATTGTCCAAAGATTAACGCCTCTGTTTGCCCACTCTGCTGTAAGCAAATTTAAACTGCGTCTTGCAGTTCTTAAGTCATATCCAGTTCTAAGTTCAGCACCACATCTTTCAAATGCTTCTTCTACAATCTCGTTGAGATCTGGATTAAATGTTGTTGTTCCTGAAGTTGCCATATTATTATCCTAATTTTATACAACCAGCATGATTCATGCAGGGCCAGTCTGTATACATTCTTCCACCACATGAATCACCTGTTATGTATATAGGCTCGTTTTTTAAAAAAACGTTTGCTCTTGTTTCTACAGCATACCAAAGCACTGCTGTAATAAAAACAATAATTAAATAAGTTATAAAATCTTTCTTGTTCATTGAAACTATTTAATTAGTGCCACCAGCTTGTCATCCATCCCCATACGTCATGCCAGTGATGAGAAACCCATTTTTCCCAAACCCATGTCCAGACAACTAACGCTGCCCAGTGTTCCCAATTCCATTCCATAATAATCTCCTATTTCTTTTTTCGTTTAAGAGACGCAACTCTACGGGGTTTACCTGCAGGTTGCCCCAAGCTTTTCTTTTGCGCTATTCGCGAACGTTTCTCTGCGGTGGTCATCTCTCCTGATGTTTTAGGAGTCTTATTAGACACACGTTTGCTAGGTCTACAATAGGGAGTACCTCGAGACTCTCCTTTACTGCGACCACAGGCTTTACCGGTTCTTACATCTTTCCATTCTTCTTTGAACCAGCGTTTAAGTGCAGCGCCTTTAGCTGTCTTGCGAACTGCCATTATTTTCCTCTGTTTTTTCTACACTTAGCAATAGCTCCTGAAGCATAAGCGCTAGGAAATACCTTATACTGAGCTTTTACTTTTTTGTAGCAAGCATCTTTAACTGAGCCACCTTTTTTAAGAGCAACGGGCTTTTTAATTTTACCCATGCCACGACAGGCCATCATATGAAGCGTCCTTTTGTTCTACCTTTTTTACAGATACCATCACCACGATGTGCTTTTACTGAACCGCCGCGTTTCATTTTAATTTTACCGCCATATTTTTTCTTTTCTTTTTCTTTATATTCTCTAGCTTTTGCAGCATCTTCTACGCCTTTTTCATACCCTTTATGCCCTTTCCCTTCTTTAACATATCCAGGTAATGCTTCAGTTAGAAGCTCATCTAATTTTCTTTTAAAAGGGCCTTTAAGTCCAGAACGAACTCCACGTTCATATCCACTAGCAAAAGTTTCTTTAGCGTTTTGTGCGTCTTTTATTCTTTCTGATAAAGACTTTTTTTCTTTTTTATCTGGATCAGCCATAATTACACCATCCTTCCTTTTGTTTTACCACGAACACAAATGCCATCACGTTTACACTTAGATTGTTTTTTATGAGCTGAATCTTTCATAACTTTCCCATCTGGCATACGATGATAACCCTTTTTAACTTTACCGCCTTTTTTCATATACCCCATATTATTACGAACACTTTCAGGTAATTTTTTTAAGCCTGGATTGTCTGGTGTTTTTAGCATACCGCCTTCAGCTTTTTTATGAACCCGACCACCACAGCGCAACTCTTTTGCCGCATCTTCCAAATCTTTATTTTTTTTCTTTTGCGTTTTTAAAAATTCCGGCGTAATTGCGTTAAGTATACTTTCTCTAAAACTTCTATTTTCTTCTGTGTCTCTTTTCTTAACGTCTTCAGCTGCTTTTTTTGTTTTAGCATCCATAACTTGATCATCTTTTTGCTGCTTTGTTGAACTACCCATTTATTTTCTCCTAGTCTTTTTCTTTTTAGTAAATTCTTTGCCTACCTTTTGTGGTACGCCTACCTTCTTAGCAAACTTAGGATTATTAGCCACGGCTTGCATAAACTTTTTTTGCTTTTTACTTTTTGCCGGCATCGCGTTCTCTTTCTAAAGCTTTAATGTATTCTCTGTGTTTCTTAGCATCAAACTTTTTGCCTTGCACAGGTTTTACAGGTTCTTCTTCAGTTTGAACAGCTACTTCTGGTTTGCATACAAAGAGTTCTTTTAAAAATTTAAACATATTATTTCATCCAGTACCCGGCTATAAATGCTATAGCAGCAGCAAATCCGCTGAACATATACATAGCGACTTTCTTACCTCCACTAAGCTCAGACAGCACTTTTTCAATATTATCTATTTTGGTATCCATCTTATCAACTTTTACCATAATGTGATCTATATCACGTTTCATATGATCTATCTCCGCTGAATGAACTGCTACAGCTTCTTGCACTTTTTCCATTTTAACATTTCCACCTTCTACGCGCTTGACGTAATCTTGAGTTAGGATCTTTAGCCGCTTTTGGGAAGTCTTTCATTTGTCCTGCAGAACGTGCACAAAATGACTTACGCCGTTTTGCATCTTTAGAACCGGGTTTGACTTTTCCTGTGACAGCCGTTTTTAATTTAGAACCGGGATTAGCTTTGCGATAGGCTTTAACGCCTTTCTTTGTCATACCTGCACCCTGCTTAGTCGGGCGAAAGTTACCCGACTTTACAGAAGTTTTAATCCCCATTCCTTTTTTCTTCGCTGCCATTAGACACAATCTCCGAATGCTTCAAACCTTCTTTGATTTTCATCTTTTCCAGATACTTTATCCTCGCCTTGTACTTCCTCTGGCTGTTTAGGATGTGGAGTTTCTGGTTCAGGTTCTTTGCCCATTTAAACATTTTATCCGTAGAATATTGTGACTGCGTCCGCATTAGTTAATGCACAATAGACATCAGTATCAAACAATATTCCTTCACCTGGAATAAATACATCATTACTGCTTACTACAGCTGGAGTATTTATAGTTAACTTAGTTGCACCGCCAGAACCACCATCTTTTAAAACAATAGTGCCTCCAGTGCCAGTTGAACGATAATGAAGACTTTTAACTCGAGCTCGATGATTAATTGGAGTGCCTGTGCCTGCCGTTTGCGTTGCCGCTTTTACATCGGTCTGTTGCATATTATTCTCCTATTAACCCGCTGAAACGGTTAAAACGCCAGAATTATTCCATAGTTGACCTGCAACTGTTGGGTCTGATGTTGGAAGGCTTGAAATAACTACTGTTGTGCCATTAATAGTAACTGCGCCGGTAGTTGTGAGTGTTGTTCCTGAAAAGCCGTTGTCTGATACAACTGGGCCTGAAAAGGTTGTTGTTGCCATTTGAATTTCTCCATACAAAGTTATACGCTTATCCGTCGTGTATGCGTCTGCTGGGGCAGTCTGATAAGCTGGATGTTCCCAGATAATTAAAATGATACACGGTTTGCATAGATTACACAACAAAAAAGGGGCCGCAGCCCCTTAATTTAATACGATAATAATTACTTGTTCATAACGTACATAGTTACTTCAAAGCCAAATCTCATTTCTGTAGCAGCTGGTTTAGTCCACATAATGTTTCTCCTTAAATTTAAATTTCAGCATTGCTGATAAGTGAATAATACCAAAGAGAAATACATAAGTATCTAATGAAATGTATGAGTTTTAGGTAAAGAAAAACCCAGCCGAGAGGGAGCTGGGTTTTTCAGGAGGAGTGCGCTTACAAATTAAGCAGCACC